TTCGCAAGGTCTTGTGAGAACCGATCGTATTTACGCTTGATAGATGTCAGGTCGACATCATCCTTTGACTCGACGCTGACATCTACGCGGTTCATGCGGATACCTCTTCCACTGTAAGCTCATCCATATCAATGGGCCTGATATCAAAAGCTTCGAAGGGGTCTTCATCGTCCGCCGGAGCAAGTGATTCGGCGGTTGCTTCATCTTCAACAACTAAGATTCCGTTGTTAATCCACGCTTTAAGCACCGCTGTAACAAACCGAATATTCATCGACATCAGGCCATCACGCGTGGCGGGGACAGCGGTACCGTCTTCTCGGCGAAGGTTCCAACTGTCCAACTGCCTAACGAATATGTCGATGAACTTCAATGGTTTGTTATTTGCAAAATCCAAAAGGGGTACTATATCATTTTCCCAGGTATCCGCCGACGGCTCGCGCGACAAAACTACCAGCCCTTGGCGCCTACCGCTGAACGTCATTGTGATCACTGTAGTCGGTTCGACGTAGCCGTCTAGCATGGTTACCTCCTCAGAGAAAGACAGAGGCGGGCTAGCCGCCCCTGCCATATCGTCATTACGCCCACGTAGGCGGTACGCCACCCGAGAGCACGCCAGGGCATTTGATAGCGAGAGCCCCGCCATTGTCTCGGTTGATGTGGTAATCGGTGAACTTGATTTCTGGCGCGATGGTCACGCCGCCGAACGCGATGGTGCACGTTCGCTGGACGTCAGTACTGATGACTGTCTTGAACACGTCATGCGACCGGTTCGACGCTGCGTTGAAGAACACATCGAGATCCAGTGCGACGTCAGCCAACAGCAACAGTCGGTCCATGCCGGTGTTGTCCAGCGCGGTAACATCCTGCACTGAGCGCGGTGTACTCAGGCCGAACCCACCGATGTCATTCTTGATTACCTGGGGGGTGCCCGACGCGTCATCGACACTGAACGTCGTGATGCCGACACCCGTTGACTTAGCCATTGTTACCCCTTGTCAGTTTCAGCCTGCATTTCACCAAGCGTGTTTTTAAGTTGATCTGTCCAACTTTCGGGTCGTAGATTGACAGAGTCGTTTCCTGTGAAGTACCTGAAGTCACCCTCCCTTACTGACAAGATGGGGTCATAGCCCAGTGGGATGCGGTGAGGGACCTTATAGCTCCCCATGCACCGTTGCTCCGGCGGGAAAACAAAGAACCGGGTCCCCGCGGGATACGCGGCGGCTAAGTGCATCGGTGCATCACCTTCGCTATATACATATCCGCGTGTGGTTAGTAGCGCACGCATTGGCTCTAGATCGCGCGGCGGGACGGGCACGACGAACCCTTCCGCGTAGTGTTTGCATTCGCCTATTGCCGCTGCCTCAGCACACGACACGACGCGGTAATGCGTGTTGCTGGGAAGATCCGCAACAAATGTCTTACGTCGTTCAGGCGGTGCATAGATCAACTGTCGCGCGGTGGCATAGGGATCATCGTTAACACCAAAGTCATTTCTTCCTAGCATCATTACACCGCCACGTTAATTGTGTTAACCACAGCAGCCACGGCGAACGTGACTGATGTGATTGTTCCGGTTGTCACTACACGAAGGTACTGCTTCACCGCTAGGTTCCGCGCAGTGGTTAGTCGCTCGCCGTACGGCGCTCCACCTGTGATAGCGGTAAAAGCTCCACCCGCGATATCCGCGAATGGATCGGTGCCGCCGTTGTCGGATGAATGCTGTAGCTTCACCGTGCATGTGGTACCGGTGAACGCGAACACGTGAAGGTACGCCTGCAATCCGAACGCATTGGCCGCACCGAAGTTAAAGCTTGCTCCGTTGGTGGCAGCAACGTCCACCCGCATACCGTTGGTGAGCATGTTTCCAACATCCCAAAACGTGCCCTTGCTGCTCTGGCCCGCAACCTTGAACAGCAGTGCCCCGTCAGTATTGCGACTGGGGTTGTAGTCAATCTGCTTGCAATACATATTCCATGCGGGGGCACCGATGGTTTCGCGGTGTGCCAACAACGTCAGTGCGTCGGTTGTTGGCAGCGTGGACAGGTAGGCGTGTGAATGCCCCACTGCCGGATCAAACAGCGACTCGTAGTTGAACGAGCCATCCGGAATCAGTGCCAACCGGTCAAACGCAGCCTGGCGAATATTCGTAACATTCTGCATTTTCTTCTGACCGCTGATGGTCCACGTCTGCGTCTCGCCCGACAGATCACGTCCTTCGACGTACAGGGCATTACCGATTCCATGGTCCTTACCAGCCATGCTGCTCACTCCTTACCGCCGTCGCTACTGCCCTTGCCGCTGCCAGCCATGCAACGCTGATTTTCACACTGAGGTCTTCGAAGGCCGGCAATACATCACCGTTGACAGCTTTACCGCCTACGCTTGCCGAGTAGGTGTCGTATGCAATCTTGGCTAGATCACGCTCGCTATGGATGTGATACCTATCCATCCGGGACTTATCCATCAGGGACTCTCCTGTGTGAAGTAGTCTGTGAGCACTGTGGGTATGTAAATCTCACAGATGCGGTATTTCATGTTGTCTTGATCAAGGTACCCAAATAATGCTCCGAGCCCTTCACTATCTGCGCCATCAGCGTCCATCCAAATACCGCTATTCTGGATACCAAAACTGATGTGCGCGTGACACTCGCGCAGGATGATCTCGGCGTGCTCCAGCAACACCTGATCGATGTTGTTCAGCGAGGGCGGGCGGTCCCCGAATGCCACTGGCTGTTTCGCATCCATGTACAGCCGGCCAATAATGTCTAGCAACATGCCTGCTGTGCCCAGGGAAGACACCCGTTTAATCGTCTTAAACCCCCCTGGGGCGGCGTTGGGTGCTCCCAGGAAGAACGCTGCTGTGACGAACTGAGAGGGAGCCGTCCGAGGTTCGTGCTTGATTACCGCTTGAAACTGTTTTGTTGCGACGACACGGGACACCACCAGATCCAGAATGTCCGACGCAGCAACACCCGTTAAATCCGGCGTTGGCTCAATGACTGCAAACCGAGCCACATACGCCGTTAGGCCTCCCGCGTCTGTAACAGAGAGCAGAATCGGGTACGTTCCTGGTACTGCGTACGTATGGGACTTGGTAGCCGTAGGGTGGTTGGTGGAGTCGACTGGGGACCCATCGCCCCAATCATATCGATACGTCGCGCCGGTCAACGTCTCCGCGTCGCTCGCAACGATTGTTGCGGTTGCGGTCACACCCGCTACCGTGATGGTTGCGGATTGGATAATAGGGGCAGTATCTCCGCCGACTCCCAGGGTATATACAACGTCCGCACCATAGAAGCTATGGTTGGCGTTGCCTGTTGCTGGGAAATCACCTGGGACTGTGTTGAACCGGCCATTAATGCCAGAGGGGGCATTGAAGGAAGCGAGCGCGGTAACCGCGCCGTCCGACGATGGCACATCCGCATCGAGCGCATGGTTGATATTTCCGTAGTTGCCTCCCGTATCGTACGAGACAACCCATTGCTGGTTGGCTAGTCGCTCTACTGGGACAGCCAGTGCGTACGTTGACCACCCCGTTGGTAAATCATTTGGTAGGTCGACGGACGCAAGCTCTGCTCCACCCGTAGACCAGATCTTGCCTTTACGCGGGGTGTAATTAATTTCCGACGCGTCCGCCCAGATACGAACGTGTGTGATAGTGATGTCGACGTTTGCCTTGTAGGCCGTGCCAAGGGAGTACGCACTGGCGTCGACAGCAACTGTGGGGTCTGCACCACTCCATCCATTGGCCATTACACACCCCCCATTTCGCGAATCATCTTGTCGACGAGAGGCTTGAGGATCTCTGGACTACGTGCGTCAATTTCAATTGCCGTCTCGCGGTATGCCCAGTAGCCTTTGAACCGCGTGGTCGCGTTGCGTGAGCCGACACCTTCCAGCCAGTAGCCATACAGAATGAATTTCGTGTAGACGTGCCCAATGCTGCCCGTTATTTCCTGTGTGATGCGGCCCAAGAAATGCCCAGTGTTCTCCCGGATACGCGCGGCATACTTGAGCTTGACCATGTCGTACGCCACACGGGTCAGCGTTGATGTTGCATCTCTGGCAAACCGAGCAGCGGCGGCATCCGCCTGGCCGTCGAATAGTGGGCCGGTTCTCCGTACCTTGACATCAATCATCAGATAGCCCCCGACCGGACTGGGCGATAACCGTGGGCGGTCTGCACACGCGTACGAAGGTCTTCCAAGGACCGCTGCGAGGCACGTATCTCACTCTGCTGTGAACCCGATCGAGCACCGTAAGACGCCGCATCCTGCTGGATAATATTCAGTGTCTCTGCTTTGTGGAGTTGCCTTACCAGACCGGGAAACTGGTGTACATAAACCGTAGCCGGCGAAGGTGTGTCAACCGCAGCGGTGCCCAGTACCGCTCGGGCGACCATAAGACGGCGATCCACGTACACGGCTGTCACGGCGGTATGCGCGGAGAGTGCACTGCCGTTGGTAGCTCGCTGCACAATGAGTTGATTCCCCGTGATCTTGGTAATCAACATCTCTTCAGATTCGATTGTGATGGACTCACCTACGTTCAACGCTGACCCACTTGTCACAGTGAAACGGTCACTGTGCATCTCAGCGTCGAGCGTTACCGCAGCGCTATTACCTGAGTTAATCCAACCTTTATCCTGGACAACCAAGCGCTCGTTACCGATGCGAATTACTGCACCGATGTCCACACCGCTGCTGTTATTAATATCTACTGAGACACCTGAGAGCGCTCCCACGGTGGCCGCTACGGCCGTCTCATTCAGGTCATAGCCGTACACCCCTGTGATGGCGACGCTGAGGTCTGGAAAGAGGCCGTTGGTAGTCCAGCCATTCTTGTTCATCACGGCGGAGTAGGGCGGCCCTGGGGTAGGTGATCCTGTGCGGATCAGTTGTAGATCGGCAAGGTTGAGCGTCAGGCCGTCACCATCAACCACACTGATCAACGAAATCAGACTGTGTTGTCCTAGTCGCAGTAACCGGGCGTCTTGCGTCCAGTCTTGCGGCCAGGGGAACGAGACGGTTTTGATCTCTGGCTCAAATGTGCGCTGGCACAGACCGACCACGGCGTCTTTGCCCTCATCCATGGCACCTGCCAGGCGGGCATTATAAAGCGCTGATGACGGTACGTCAGCAGCGTTTTTAACCTCCGTAAAGGAGGCATACCAAATTGAGACCATTTCGAGATTCCTCTGCTGTCTGAGGATAGTCCATTAAGTTGTGGTTAATGTCAGTGTTTATACACTGGCCGCTTTCTGTGTGGTGTCCTTCTGCATCCGGCTGTCGGCCTTTGACCGCGTCGCAAGCTCCGCCATGATCTTCTCGAACTCATTTTCCGGCACAAAAACCGTGCCCCCGCACTGCGGACAGACGTCCAGGTCATGCCTGAACGGGGCGGTACACGGACGGTCCTCTGTCGGGTGTGGTGTAATGCAGATGTTAAGCATGATTTTCTCCTTACTAACAGCCTAGACTGATTCGAAGTTTATGAAATTTAATAGCCGCATCCACTGCGCGGGGGTTACCGGCTTGAGCAGGAATCGGACTATCTAGTGTGACCATGAGCTCACACCACTTGGAATTGTTCTTACCAATTTCAAAGCTCACGTACCACAGTGTTCCGAATATTAATAAGACAGTCACGGCTAACGCGTACACAAGTACCCACGATAGGTGCCGGTTCCTGGGGGTGTGTGCGCTCACTACGCCACCCCCATTAACCTTAGGCACTGTCCGAGTCCGGTTCCGAATAATCCGAAGTAGACGATGGTTGCCGCGATTCGGTAGGCGTACCACGCGCGATCGAGGTCAATCCAGCTATAGCGTTGAGGCCCACTAACGCGGTACACACCATCAGTAGAGCTATGTTGGCCTGGTTGGTAACTATCTGATAGATGATCCCACCCGAACCAATCGAAAAAAGAATCAGGTCTTTGATGAGTGCTATTCGGCGCTTCGTTCTTGTGCTCACGCATGCCTTACCCTCAATGTCAGAGAAAGGAGCGACCGGCTCAGCCGCTCCGTTCTCGCACGGCACAGATTAAGCTTCTGCTTCCTCATCGCTCGCTTTAAGGCGAGCAATCAGATCCTCCGTCTTCCCGCCTGCCGTGAGTCCACGGTCCTTGCATTCAGCTTGCAAGTCCGCGTAGGACCATTCTTCGTACGGCAGAATGTCATCATCGTCAGGATGGGATGACGCCGTCCCACTTCCATCCGTCGAAGGGGCAGTAGAGGACCCCTCTTGCGGTGAGGAGGGGCTCTCCGCACTGGGGGCAGGCCCTTGGCCGGAGTGCTCGTTCTTGTCGTCTGATGGCGTTGTTGGTTCGGATGATGCTGAGGAGCCCCCACCAACCGTTGCTGTCGCTGATGGCGGCACCTCCCCTAGCATCGCCCGAGTCACCACCACTGGTGGCTCAGGATCATTCATTTCATGAGTGTTATAGCTGTCCGCCGTGCCCGTGGTGGCCTCTTGTGCTTTTGTCGACTTCGCCACGGCTACTCCTCTTCACTCGGGGTGAAGGTGAGCGTCCATGCCTGCCCGACATCGAACCGTTCCGCTACAGAGTTCAGCACATTCATGCTGAGACTCAGACTAGGCGTAGCTTCTGCCCATTCTTTGTTGCGGCCGTCCTGGTAGTCCGGCATGAATGTAAGGAGTGTCTGGGTGCCCTGTGGTGTTTTACCCGACACAGTGATCTTTGCGGTAACCGCCATGACATACTCCTACGCGTTCGGCTGAGCCAACAGGTCGGGACGACGCTGGATTTTCAAATCGCCAAGGCAGTAGAACACCCCGCCCAGGATGGTGCCGCCAGAACCCGGGTCAGCGATGTTCACTGAGGCCCACTGGAAGCCGGCAGACAGCATCGGCGCATCGATTTCGAAATAGACCATCGCCTGGTTCGCTGCCTTGATCGGCCCGGCATCCGCCAAGGAGAGCGTGGCCGCCGCTGCCTGGTTGACCTCGGTCCATTGCTCCGTACCGGCCAATGCCGCCGCTGTGGATTTGTAATACCAGTCCGTGATGGCCGCAAGGTTCTGCGACGTGCCGCCAGTGTTGGCGTTGTGCTCTTGCAAAGTAATGACCACCGTGTCGGTACCGGCGGACGCGGGGTTCTTGAAAAACAGCACCCCCAGAGTTTCGTAGTTACGCAAATGCACACGCTTGCCCGTGTTCGCCCCCGCCGCAAGGTCGGCAACGGGATTGATGCCAACGGCGAGATCCAGGCTCCTACCCAAAAGCCGCATTGAAATGTTCCTCTCTGATCAGGTGAGCTTGATGAACGGGGACAACTGGTTGCCGTTGTTCTGCGGGGTGATGGGGTTGGCCAGCCACGGGCGGCCGTCCAGCCGCTCGATAACCCGGAACGCGGTCACGTCCTGGTTGAACCGGAACTCCTCAGACTGTCGGGCGCTCATCGCCTGCCGGTCACCGATCAAATAGAAACCGAAGTCGACGAAGTTGATATCACCCGATGTACCGACCGCACGGGCTTTCTCCGTGACGATGATCGGACGGCCGAGAATCGACATCCGGACGCCTTCGGCACCCGACGCGAACATCTGGCCACCGATGACCAGCGGCGTGCCGCCTGGAATCGTCTGGGTGAGAAGCGACGGCATGACATCCGGCGACACCAGCCACACCGCGCGATCAAGCGACTGGGGCAGCATCTGAGAGTACATGTTGACGCAGTCGACCCACTCAACGTTGTTACCTGCCACCACAGTGGACCGGGTGACGTTGATAGCGGCCGGAGCGTTCAAGAAGCCCAGCGGCTCACCAACACCACCACCAGCGAAGAATGCAACATCCTCGTACCACGCCAACGCCTCAGGGAAGACCTCAGAAATGAACGCTTCCAGGGACTGCTGAGCGTCATAGAGTAGCTCGTTTGGAATCTCCGTGTAGAGAGCGAGCTTCTGTGCGCGGAGTTCCACCCGACCGAACCGGGGTTGCGACGCGGTAAGCGTGGCACCCTCTTCGGTCCAGTAGCCAATGATGCCACCGAAGACACTGCTGACATTCGACGTGCTGTCCACGGTCGGGAACGCCACAGACAGCGAGTCCATCGGGATGACACGTGCCCTGCTCCGTACGATGGCCATTTCAAGCGACGTACGCAGCATCTCAGCGCGCAGAATCTCAGGGATGAGGAATCCACCGTCTGAGGGCTTCACGCTGCTCAGGCTGTTTTGCAGCTTGCCAAGCTTGGCTGTGAGGTCGGCGTCCTTGTGCGCGTGATCAGAAATCGAATACAAGAAATCCGTGACCGTGGGGAACATTCCATCATGTGGAACGCCCATGGCTTTCTTGTTGTAGACCGTGTTCGGCTTGATGCGCGCACGGGCGTTCGGATTGTCCAGGTTCAGCCGGTGAGCGATCGCATCAACTTCCTTGCCCTCGTTCTGGCGAAGGAAGTCGATCATGAACTTCTCGGTCTGCTCCTTGACCTGGTCCGTAATCTCGGCATCCCGGCCCAGTCGAGCCTGAATGGACTGCTCCACCCACTCCGCGAATGTCTCACCTCCGCCCGCCATAAGTTCCTGAAGCTTGGCCCGATCGGTCAACGTCTCCTTGACCGCGTCCGCAGTGTCCGCAGCGGTTACCGGCATTTCACTTACCTCCTACCATCAGGTTAATCAGTTCTTCGTCGGTCAGTTCCTTACGTGCCCGCTGCGGCGCTGGTGTCGGCTGAGGAGCGCGTTGCCTTCCCGCATATGCAAAACCGCGATTAGCAAGCGGGTGGCTGAAACTCAGCTTGGCGTGCAACTGGGCCGCGTCACCTCCGTCACCGCCAAGCTCATCTGGATCTGCGTCTTCTCCGACAGAATAGATTTCGTCGGCTAGACCGAGTTCCACTGCCTCCTGTGCGAACATCCACGTCTCAGCAAGCATCCTGGCACGCCATTCATCAGGCGTACCGCCGGCCTTGGTGGCATAGAATCCCGCGATGTTGTCCGACTGTCGATCCAGGAACGCGGCGTCCTCGCGGAGCTGGGCGGCATTCCCGGCGGTGTAGATCAATGCGTCATGGATCATCATCTGAGAGCCTGGCATCATGACGACCTTCTCACCGGCCATGGCAATCACGCTCGCGCCGCTGGCAGCCAGTGAATCGATATACACCGTGACATTGGCAGGATGCACCAAGATAGCGTTGTACAGCGCGATGGAGTCGTACACGTCGCCGCCCGGCGAGTTGATCCGAACATTGATGTTGCTGGTAGAGATGTCGTTCAGTTCACGGACAAACGAAGATGCCTCTACGCCGAACCACCCACCAATCACGTCATAGATATAAACGTCGGTGGTGTCCTCTGCCGTGTTCCTGATGGAGTACCAGTCCAGCTCAAGCGAGCCAAGGTCAGCCGCTAGCTTAGGGTTGGCATTCTTGACCCGACGAAGTAGATCACTTGGATTGGCTGCCCAACTGTAAATACCCTTTTTCACTTTCCCTCCTTTCATTTAGTTAGCAGGTGCGTCGGCCGGTGCGGGCTGTTGAGGTTGCGGAGGGCCAACCCAGCGCATCCGTGGAAGCCCCATCGCGTCCGTGACGTCATCGGGATGCCAACCCGCCGTAGCAAGTTTTGCGGCTGAGGATGCCTGACTGTCCCGCTCATGGTCGGCGGCATCCCGATTGATGGGTACGGGATCATCGTAATCCATTTCTAAGTTGCTACCGTTGGCAAACCGTGGTAGCAAGAATGCGTTGATTACATCCTTCCACCTCGCCAGCCGGGGGTTAATTTGGTTCTCTGCCTTGATCTCCTTACCCGCTTCCGCGTTGGCGCGGTTCACGTCGTCTACCGTTCCGAGCATCGGCTTGGGGAACGCGAAAGCTTCACGGATTACTTCACGTGACATTTCACGCAACTCGACGAACTGCATGTCCGCCATGGTGAAATTAGTGTCGATCCAGTCGGCGTTTTCCAGCACACCAACACGATGAGCGTTAGCTACTCCCTGGTGCTGCTGGCGCCACCGTGCGACGAAATCATTGAACTCGTCATCCTTCATGCGGTAGCCGACTTTGATAATGCCACCTGGCCTGGCACCGTTGATGAAGAAATTCTTATTCCACTCGGCGGAGTAACGCACTGCATCAATGTCATTAAGTACCGTCTGCACTGGCCCCATGCCTCGATAGGGGTCGCCAGGGTTCGGGTACTTGATTTGAATGACTTGATCAAGCGTCAGCGGTACTTCCTCACCGTCTGGGCCGTTGTACATCCACCCAACGAGGTACTTCTGTGGGTGCTTAACAGGCTGTATCCGGTCCGGTCGCACACACCACATTTCGATAATCAAATTACCGATGACATTCAGAACGATCATGCCCTCGCCAACAAGGTCAAGATGTTGTTGCACTGCCTCGCGGAACATGAATCCAGTATTGAATGGATTCGGCTTCTGCCACAGGTCAAGAAAACCATGTGACAGAACTTCCTTTCGGCGGTTCAGGTCACGCTTCAGTCCCTTGCGGTACATGTGCCAGTCAGTGGACGCTACCGACTGCGTGATCTGACTGACAATAGCAAACAGCGTGCCTACCGATCCATAGGCGGCATAGGCGCGGTCGCCGATCGGGCCGTCGCTGCCCTGGCTGAATAGACTCGTTGATCGGGTGGCGGTGTAGGGCACGGGGGCGTCATTGCGCGGACGCCGGATAATCCCGCTCAATGCACTGACCAGGTCACGCATGCTGTCCGCCTATCGTGTGTATCCAGGGCCAGGGCCGTTACTTGACTGTGACTTCGTGGCGGCGTCGTTGGTCAACCAAGCAAGTAAGAAGCAGGACAGACCAGCGATGACATAACCAGCCATTATGTTCCACGTAAAGCCGGCAATTGTCAAAAGACCAAAACCAGATAGGTGCAGCATTAGCCTAATGATAGATTGGAAATGCGTGCGGGCACGTGTACGCGCGGTTGCTTGCTTTTTACTAATTACCTTACCTAGCTTCCATAGTAGAAATTGTGTCGTACTTGGATTCTTTTCGACGATGTCCGGGTGCACTGGTCTAGACCTCTCAGGCGGGAATCTGGGTTGCGCGTGCTTTACCATGTAGATCGAGCCACGATATCAGGTACCGATCAGTGTCCAGTCCGTCATCGTCGCGCTTGACTGGCTGCCCTTCCTGTCGACCGTCTTTATCTACCTTCCACACGTACGACGGATACTCATCCACCGTGCATGTCGGTAAAAGCTTTTCGACCTGTGACTGATCTCGTTCAACGAGCGCGTCGGCCATGTAGTAGATGCGTGGCTCAATTGCATTTCCATCTCGATCTAAATGCTTGAGCCGCTCTTTCTGCGCATTGATACCTTCGAATACATTCTTTACGGCTGGCTGCGTACCCATCCCAAGTTCTATCTCAATCGTCCTACGCCCCTCTGCGTCGTGATCACAAATGATGGCTGAGGGCTTCGGCTCGATCCAAATACGCTCTTCGATCACATGTTCAGTGCGGTCGAAATGGTTGTATACCGTCCGCTTCTGGATCGGGCACACGATGTCCATCAGGGTCTTACAGTGCTCGGACACGGTACGCTGCGTCATGTATATTTCGCGGTACATATACAAGTCGCCCTCTGGGCTCTCGGCGTAGCACTTGAGCACAAAGGGGTGCACAAACCCGAAGTCGACCACCCAGTAACGCGTCCAGTCGTCTGGGAATGTAATCAGTACCTCTTCACCCTCATCGTCCAGATATGTCCATGGCAGCACGTGGACGTAGGGGTCAAACTCCTCATATACGATTCCTTCAGCGCTGACCCATAGGCCGAGCCGTAGCCGCTTGTGGCGTACGCCAGTCAGCTTGTCCAGGATGTTGGTGATGTAATGCTCACCCTTGGCGGTCTTGGTGCCGTCCTCATTAAATAGAACAGGGTTATCCTCATGGCGGGACTCGATAAGGTTCGTAAGACCTTCATCCGCCCGAAGCTTCAACCAATGCTTGTCGCCGGCAGGGTTACAGTCCATCACCAACTGTTGAAACCCGATGGTCCAGTTGCGCAGGCGGGTCTTCACCAACTCAAGGTCATCTAGCGTGATCTCGGTGGCTTCCTGGATGTAGATAATGTCATATTCCGCCGACATGATGCGGGTCGGTTTGTCAAGCCCGCCAATGACAA